CAAACAGGAGGTGTACCAATGAAAAAATTAGAAATCGAGATCACAAATTTGACGTACGAGTACCTGAAAAAAGAACTCGAAGAAATCTGCAACAAAAGATATAAGCTGAACATCACCGTCGAAGAATTAGCAGCCGCTATAGTAACTAATGAGATCACAGACCTCCACAACAAAGAATGAAAACGGAATCGAAAAACATCAATCTGCGGATTGATAAAAATCTACTAGATAACATCAAAATCAATGCCAAAGAAATAGGCAACTCGACCACGAAAGAGATAAACGAGATGCTGTGGCTGGCTTTGAAGCCGAGGACCGATCAGATAAAAAAAGTGATGGCGGTGAGGGCCATCACGATGAACCAAATAAACGATAAATCGGAACCGGCCGAAAAACAAGAGGACATCACCGACAAAGAATATAACGAGTTCATATCAAGCTTATAGCTTGTTGCGCTTAAGGCGTTCGATTGAACGCCTTTTTCTTTTCTCCAGAACGTCTCTCATCTCCTCAGGATCAACATATGAATGAGCGACCATCTCTCCTGTCTGGGAGATATCAGAAGAAATTTTTCTGACATCCTTCCAGTCGTTGAGCAGATCGGGGTAAATCTTCTCCAGCCGGCTGTCGAAGTACCGATTGCTTTTGGTCATCTTCCTATCTCCAAGGTCAAAATAGATGGTGTCCGTGGTATAAACCTTCATGAGATTTGAGTCTATCCAGTCGTGGCCTATGCCTGGATTCCGAGACATCAACAGAAACGGTTTGTAGTCTACCGCATCGTCTTTGAATCCTTTCATCGCATAACGCGCAACATATCCAGCGGATTTAAACGAAACTGCACCGATCAACACAAAACCATTGCTCCAAATCTTCTCAAGCTTCTTCGAAGAATAGTAGAGATTGCCATCGTGTCCACGTGAAACGGGCTTCAAATCATCGAGATGAAGATTGAAGTATATGCCGTGGTAATGAGGGCGGAGGAAATGCTCTCCGTACTCTCCGCACAGAAAGAATCTGATGCCATCGCCATAGGCGGCTCTAAGTCTCTTATTGAAAAGCTGTATATCTCTCTTTGATACCTTGCCATCAGCTGGCAAGCTCTCATCGTCATAAGTCAAGGTGATGAACCAATTCTCATCATGGAGCGATGCCTCTACCATGCAGCGAGTGGCCCAATCAGCTGACTTATCCAAGCGGCAACCGATGCAGTGGCCGCAGGGGACTTCCTCAGGATGCACGAAGCACATAACGTCATTAACGACAGCCATATGCTTGGGATCATAAACGTAAGAATGGCCGAACTTCTCCACAGCTTTATCCACAGGGAGAGAATCCTTATAGTGACCAGTGACTATGATCTCACGTTTGCCGGTGACAGTCAGGCATCCAGTGTCGAATGCATGCAATGGGTGATAACAAGACATAATACTCTCCTTTCCAGTAATCAATCCTTCCAAGTGGGAATACACTTGTCAGTCCGCACCAATACATCAAGTTTGAATGGTGCGGGCGCACGCTACGCGCGCGGTCCACCCTAACGGGTGCACGGCGGCAGGAGTGAAACAGAGTGTGTAAATTAGGGGGGGTGTTGCAGTCACCCCCTAACACCCCCCTCTGACCCGCTCGCTCGTGCGACTAAAACCGCTCGATGAATGGCTTCGCCATGCGCGCGCACAAGGTTCAGATTATATTCGCGCACGCGCGTAACATTCAAAGCAGCATCTCGCGGTTTTTTAACGCGCAACGCTCGCTAGTGTCTTTGAGCTCCGTGAGGGGCATCTCACGTCGCTCAAAGGTAGGCGGCTTCCTGATTGCATGACGGCTTCCTTACGGTCATTGCATCGGCTCAATCGCCGCCGGGCTATTATGCCGAGACTCTCTCGCCTGTCAAGCGTTGCCTAGCTTCGCTAGCGATTTTGCCGCTTGACCGGCTCAGTCATCGGTCGATTCGAGATCTGAACAAAGCAGAAGGAAGGGCTTTGTCAGATCATCTCATACTCGACCGACTCGAATCAGGCCAAAAGGATGGCGGCCAACTTGACGAGCGAGAGGGCAGTGGCCGCGACGGATGCCAAGGCTCCCTTGCCTTTTCCCGAGGAATCTCCATACTCAGGCGAAGAGGCGGAGGAAGCAGCCGAGCCGGCTGGAGAAGACTCTCCAGAAGAGCCATGCTGAACGAGATAATAAGGATTGATGCCGGCTTTTTTCGCATCCTGCATCATCCTCTGATACGCAGTCGAAGACATGTACTCCTGGAAGTCTCTGTTTTTCTGTGCCTCATCGGCATTGAACTTATTCTGAATCTCCGCGTTATAAGCACCAGCGGCCGACTCCGCGGCATGATTGGTGCCAAAGAGCTTGTTTCCGAGACGGCCAAGAATGCCATAATCCGCGCCATATTGCTCAGGCGTGCGGTAAGCGTAAGCGGTGCCAGCGGTGGAGCCAGTAAATCCAGAATCATTCCCGAGATTGATGGAGCCGGAAGGGATTCCACCAGTGCCGGGACTACCAACATATCCAGCCATAAAAACTCCTCCTAGTGATGATCAATAAACCCAGGAATGGATCTGACGGACATCGGACGGACTTTCTTCCCAACGAAAAAGAAATCGCATACGAAGTCGGCCGGCTGATCCTGAAGAGCGAACGTGCGGAGGACGTTCGACCGTGTCTCGTGCATGAAGCCGTTCAAAGTAGGGACATCATCGAACTTATCCGCGAAAGTGAAGGTAGACAAAGAATCTTTGACATCCGGACGAAGAAGACCGGTCACCTTATCAGGGTCATATCGATAATCGGCCCAAGCTTCCTGATAGGCGAATACCTCATCGTCCGTGGAAGTTCCAGAGAAATAGATCTCCTTATTGTAGATCGGGGTCTCGCCGATCGAGTCAAAGACAGGGTTGTAATAATCAAGGAAGTCTTTCCGGGTCCACTGGCGTTCTAAGCCCTGACAGTATTGATGCTTGGCCCGGATGACACCGTAGACGTGGAGGAATCCGTGCTCCGTGAAAGACTTCGTGCAGATGCTCGAGACATCGTGGGTGACGGACTTGACGACCTGCTGTCCAAGTGCATATTGAGTGTCGGAATTGTCCGCGGATGAGCTGGTGGCCACGACTTCCTGGAAAGCTAACGGAATGCGTTTACCTCCAAGATACTCGGTACGTTGGAGACGGGCGTCTCCATTGGTGACTCCAAACAAACTCTTAAGGCTTTCGATGTAACGGGAACCGCCTCGGGCCATGAGCTCGAGATACTTCTGCGTTTGGAACGCGAGTCGCCACTGGTTGATGGTGGCAGCGGTGACATTAGACAAATCCGCGACGAAATCGGTAGGCGAACCTGCGGCTATCGAGTTGGCCGAGCCTCCTCTCTGAAGATGCAATTCAGATCCAGAGTTAGTCGTCGTTTGAAAAGGATAATTCATGGTGGTAGAAGGGAAGGAAGGAATCACATTGGCCGTGACGACGGGGGCATTTCCTACTAGAGGAATACTGACAGCACCACCTTTTTGAGGACCTGGGAGTCCTTCGGAGAAGTAATCAGCGAATCGGCAGGCAATGAAAGGGCCTGTTGCGTAACTAATGTGCTGGTTGGGCCCATCGCCATAAGTGACCGGGATCGCACTGTCCGTATTTTCGTTGCGAAACCATTCATTGCAAATTCGGGCATAGCCACGAAGGGGAAGCTCATTGCATTGAAAGGAATGGCCGACAGGCAAACCGAAATGATCGCCGATGGAACCGACTTCGACCGAATCAGGAGCCGACTGAGGGACCTGATAAGTCCTAGTTTGAGTCCAAGCTCCAGTGTCGTTCTCTCCGCAGAATTGCTGCCAGTGGCCCCAAACGAGACGGTTGGGGACGAAAAACGCATAAACGTCGAGGAAGAGATCGCCATAGACTCTCGTGACGAAAGGCGAGAAAGCGGTGACTACCGATGAGAGATCGAAACTCAAAGTGTCACCAGGAAGAATTTCCTTGACCATCAAAGGCGTGATCTCTCCTACTTTCATCGTGGTCGGGGCTCTGAAGTGAAGAGGAAAAACCGAACGAGGTCTGTCGACACGGGTCGGGTTTAACATGAATTCGTTCATTTTTGTTCTCCTTGAGAATTAGTCTCTTTCTGATCGGATGGATGTTGGGCTTTATAGAGCTCTTCGACTTTCGAATTGATGAGCTTCATCAGATCCTCTTCCGAAAGCTTGACCAAGTCATTGGGATCGGAATCGATGCCGACTTTAGCGGCTGCCTGGGCGGCATTTGCCTTCAATACCTTATTCATCTGATAACGATCGTTGAGGTTGTCGGGCTCGTTAGACACATCCATATAGTTGACACCAGGAGCCTCAGTCTTGCCTTGGATGGCAAGGTTCTTGAGCTGGCTGGCCAACGTTGAATCGTCAGCGGACGACTGGATGAGCTCGTACATGTCGAGGTCCGGGTCATCGACGACTATGACCTTGCCGTCAGGGCCGTAGTCGAGATGCGACTGTTTCACAAAATGCGAGTAAACGTCCTCAGGCTTTTCCTCAGGGACATTATAGGCATCGTAGAAAACGGGCTTATTTCTCTTTTGTTCCATAATCCAAAAACTCCGATAAACTGCAGATAAACTCAATAGAAGGGGTGAACTCTCCTGTCTTATCATCCATCGTGCCAAGCTGATAGAGGGAGAGCTCCTCACCGTGAGCTGGTCCTTGTCCGGATCGGACGGCCACGGAAACGACTTCCTTGACGTCCTCGACCGGATACGGGAGGAAAAAAGGATCGTTGAAGACTCCGACCTTATCGTTCTTATAGGCATAGTAATGTCTGATCATAAGCGGATGCCTCCTCGTGGGGTGACTCCAGAAACCAAGTTCTTTTTGTTGGTCTTGATGGCGGTATTCCGGAAGACTCTCTTATCCTTCCGGGGATTAGCTCTATACTTCATTTCTTTACCTCCTGGGTATAGACTTGGACGTCTTTCAGGAAAATCTTGGCTCCGCAGCTGGGGCAGATGATGTAGCTTCCCTCGATGATGGCCTTCTGAAGGGCAAGGTTCTCCTTCTCCTTCTGGGCCAATGCTTCCTTATACTCATACTTCGCTTTCTTCGAATTGAAAAAGACGACGAGGAAGGCGACTATCGCCGACAGAAGCGGGGCGATCAGAGAAACTATCTGAGGTCCGTACGAATTCCAAAAATTC